TATGTTCATCGCGCATGTATATCAACTTGGCAATAGCGGTAGAATACCGCAAATAGGAGGAAGGATAAGAGTTAGCGATTTCCCATTCGCTTGCTCCCGCATCGATATCCACCTTTATCGGTGTAATCCAACTAGATGGCACATCTGCCTCGGTTGGGGCAACACCTTTGGTAAAGAGTGGTTTACACTCCATTAGACAGTATGACCATGCTTCGAATGCAGTTCCCCTTCTCATTTCAATATGGCTTTTGCCGCCAAAAGTCATCTTTACAGCCGACATTGTCTTAGCGTGTTTGTATTGGACAGACACCTGAAGGTGTGTCTTTCCCTTCTTCTTCGACTTTTCTTCAGAAACGATGCATCTAACAACATTGTCGTCCTCAGTCAGTGACGTTTCCAGTGCTTTCTTGTGCTTCTTGGACGTGTCGTGGTCGGTTACGACCCACGCTCGACGCCTTCGGGGTTTCCCGGACATGAACCCCCGTCGACAGGTCCGCACATGAACTCATCGGTCACCGGGTGTGGCGGGGCTCACTCGGTGTGGAAACTGCACTAGACTGATATAGTAGGAGCCCGTCGGGCCCTACATGCACATGATTTATGGGACTATGGGGGGAACCCCGGGGTTCTATACCAATCAACAACAGTTGACCGAAGATAACGACGGAGTCTTCGTGTCAACATATGCTAAAGGAGTCATTGACCTAACTCACATTTTGAGTAGGGCACTTGGAAAGCAGTTGTCGCAGTATGCGACGTATCGTGTCTCTTACATCCAAATGCAACTGCGGAATGTAGATGACGCAATAGACAACGATTCGGCGGCCTTCTTCGGTGGCAACATTAGGTGGTATGTACCAACTAAACACCGAATAAACGCATTACAACTGGCCCGGACGTATATCCGGCATGCACACGAAGGGACCGTGTCAGCGGACCCGTTTGCGGAATTTGGCACTGACAAGAAATACAAGGGTGTCAGATTCAATTGGGATGCAGATGACCAGATTTCAGATGCTACGCCAGATGAAACCGCAGGGATGACTGGAGATGATTTCTCCATGAGTCAGGTCTTCAATGCATACAATGATATGATTAGTGGGACTCCGGGAGGAGAGGGTTACAACACTTCGGGAGAAGGTCAAGCGCTTTGGGAAAGGCGATTGGCAGACCCTATCACTAATGGTCTTCAATGGGTTACTGGCCTCAGAAATAGAGGCATAACCAATAACAGTCTGGACGATTTTGAAATGTTCAGTCCTCAAAGCCAGCCATGGACGTGGACGGCCCCGGCTGGTCAAACTGTTCCGGTTCTCGGGGGTTTACTCCTTGTGAACCTAACTCACGGCAATACCGATGCGCCGGGTGTTGTTGAAGACGAGTATGAATTACTCGTAAACATCGGCATAGAGGGATGGGAGGAGTTCTGATGGCTAAGAAGGCAAAGAAATCCAGCAAGAGGAGAAAGAAAGGTGGAGCGAAGTTCACCGAAAAGCAAGTGATGGCGTTTGGCAAGGCTCTAAGAGAATCAGAATTCTCCAAGGGGCCTCTGGATGAGTAGCCAACTTGATTTGAAACAATTAGATGCCTGCAAGGTATGCTTAATTGGCATATTACTTCTTCTAGGAATGAGAGAACTCATTCCGCTTTAGTCCTTCAAGAGGCCATGCTACGGGTAATCCCGCGTAAGCCTAGGGATTATCATAGTGGCTGGCCGTGGGTCATGTTTCACTAAAGAAACGACCCGAATCAAAAAGGCAACAGGCCGCAGGACTGCGGTGGCGTAGCCACAAGACTACAGTTTAGTATTACCTGTAGTCACTGGTGTGTAATGTGTAAGTGTCGTCTGCTCGCTCCAGAGGTGTGGCTCGTCGGGGTGCGACCACTTGTTGGGTGCAGGCGGCATTAAAGTTATATTGTCGATTCTACGCTCCAGCGCCCGAAATGTTTCAGGCTGGTACTGTTGCATATTCGGATATTGTTCGTCCAGAGGAATATTAGTAGCGATGAACACTTGCGTCCAGCGGGCCATTTTATTGGCATAGCGGCAAGGCAGTGCGTTATAGTAGCCGTCAAGGATAATTAGCATCTGTTCAATTGGGATGGAGTGCCTGAACTCCTCTAGGAGGAGGATGTCTTGACCTTGATATCCGTCAAAAAGGCCGTTTGTCTGTCGGTAGTTGTAAACTCTGAAGACATCATGGGGATTAGCCGTCATCCCTACCACTTTACGAGTTTTCCCGCAACCTGTGGGACCGTGAAGGTATGTAACTGTCACATCACGCCACGAATTCATGAGCGTATGTTCATCGCGCATGTATATCAACTTGGCAATAGCGGTAGAATACCGCAAATAGGAGGAAGGATAAGAGTTAGCGATTTCCCATTCGCT